AGCTTGAACTTCTCGTAGCTCTTCTTGAAGGTGGTCGTGTTCCTCTGTTCGACCTGGACAGCGTGAACCTCTTGGTAATTGTCAAGCGCCTTGTCCTCATTCTTAAGACCGCGCTGGCGGAAGACAGAGCCGCGAATCTCGTCGACCATGGTGTCGCGGAAAGATGGCGGAAGGTCAGAATACCTGAGTGCAAGAACTGTCTTGGCCTGCGATTCTACGTTCTGGATGACAGGCGTGATATCATCAAGGCCTACCGTGGCCCTAACACCTCGTCCGATGATGTTCATGACATCTCGGTTGCGGAGGATGTCGTTCTTGACCTTGCTGATGAGCCTGCGGTTCTCGGCTGACATGATAGCATCAATCTCCGTCTTGGTCGGAATGTGCTTGTATAGAAGACCAAATATGATCTCATCTGGATCTTGGTACTTGTGAAGGCCACAAAGGCCAGCCACCTTGGATGCTGCGATATCGGGAATAAAAGACATTGTAGAGAGTGATGTCTACTTACTTTAATGAAAACAGTTCCGTTTTAATGCATACACCATATCAATGCTGCAAACACGATTGAGTGCAGAATAAGTCCAGTTCCTGTAGGGAGCCCGGAGCCATATGTGAGGTGACCTAAAAGCGGTGTCAACAGACTATCTGTGAAACGGTATGTCATTGGGTTCGAAACAATGAAAAACACCAGTGTGACCACCAAGATATGAGTGATCTTATCCTTCATCTTTAAGTGTTAGGTAGAAAAACTCTTCTGCATACGAATGATCGCATCAATCCATCCAGGCATTCCTTGAAGCACGTTTGAGACCGCCACAGTAGATCCAGTTACCACAGTTGTGTCCAACGTTGTTCCTTCACAAACAATCAAGATAGCCGCAATGAGAAGGTGCTGCTTTTGTTTGGCATCCCCAGGTGACCAGCGCAGACAATACATCTTGTAGAGAACGTCAATCACATTACGTGCAACTGGTTGTGTCTGCTTACGAATCGCATCCCAGAAAAGCCAAACTGGGTGATGTGCGTGGGCATCAATTACAAATTCATCGTGACGAAGAGCGAAGAGAAGCGGCTCCTTGTTCTGCTTCTTGTGCTCCCTACATAAAGCAAAAGTCCAAGCCATCCAATACAGGCATCGGGTTACGTCACGAACATCCGAACGGATATTGTAGCAGAACTCGTTAACAGGAACAGCGACTGACAGTGGGTCCGCGGGACGAAGAACAATCTTTCCATAAATAGATGACGGAGCACGAAGTCCCTCTTGGATTGTCACTGGATCAAAGTCATGAACTGGTTTGATTGTAGGCAGACTAGGGAGCTTGTTCTTCCGACAGAGTGACAGAGTAGATGCGATCTCACAAACAAGACGGCGAACATCAGGATTGTTACGGATCAATGTCATCTTTGAAATCGGATAGGCTGATTCAAGTGGCATGTATTTTTCGTAGGATTCAGCCAAGTACACAAATACATTCGGCTGAGCACGGTTTATGTGGAGAGCTGCTGCATCAAAGAAAGCAGCCCAGAGACTATGAACTAACCCTGAACAAAGAAGTTCAAGAGTCCAATAGCATGCGTAATCCGCATGACCAAGTTGAACGTTCTGTAACAGAACCTTGGTCACGTGGGCACGTGGATGTCCACAAAATGTTGTTTTTTGAAAATCAGTTACGGATCGAGGGTCAGTTACCTCCATTACGTAGTTGGAGAGGTTAGTGGGATAGTTGGTTGAACGCGATTCTTCATCACGGCTTTGAACACGTAATAAATCGCAACCAGAGTTCCCAGAACAAGAAGAATGTTTAGGAATACATCGACCCAGTCCAGAGGATTAACCAACTGTTCTGCCTTCTTATGACGCTCGATATTGATTTGGTTCTTGATGTCACCAATCTGTCGTGAAAAAGCATCCACCGAATACTGTAACTCGTCCTGAACAGATAAGACCTTATCCTTCACGCCATTTACAAGATTGATGGTAGACTTCTGTTGTTGATTTTGATTTGATAACGTGGTATACTTGTTGATGTACTCGTTGACAATTGGCTGAGCCTCGGTAGCTGCCACACGCTGCTTCTCATCGTTAATCCACGTATCTCCCTTAAGAAGCGTATAGTATCCAATACGCGCTTGTTGATATGCGTCTGGAGCCTGATCGCGCACGGCCTCTGCGTCTTGAAGAGTCTTGAATGCAGTCTGCAGCTTAACAATTTTATCTATCTTTGCATTAGCTATCGCGAGAGCATTCTCAAACCGATTAACTTCATTTACATAGACGTCCTTATTTGGTAGAGCGGTATAATTAACAATCTCCCTTGGCTGTTGATACATTGGAACCGAACGCAAGGGCACGATGATTGACGAATCACCGGTGTACATACAAGATAGGTTCTGACCACTTGCTACCATTTCATAGTTCTTTGATGTAGGACATTGGAGCACACAAGCAAAGCCATTCGGTGCCACCGTAAATTCCGATGGACAGTTCCCCATTATCTAGTAGATAGATAGATTCCAACTGAGGCACCCACGCAAAGTGTTAAAAACGCAGCCATGGCAGCATATCCGCCAGGGACAAACATAAACATAAGTAGCGCGAACAATACGGAAAACAAGGCAGTTTGGATCACAGTTAAGTTCTTCGCATTCAAAATCTGACTTGTCATCTCATATGACTCTTCCACCGGTTGTGTCTTTGTCCTCAGTGGACGAAGAAGTTCAGAAGTCTTCTTCATCTCATCGGCAACTTGGTTAGCAGATGTGAACGCTGCGTATTCTGTTTGAATCGCACCGTGTTGGTCTTCAATGACTCCCATTGTTTAACGGTTCGGAATAAAAGACTTGTATGTAGCGAAGAACGGAGCCACAATACGCGCATCGCGGTTCGCTCCCATATCACGCCATCCAAGAGAATTGGGAACAGGGGATACTCCCTTGCTCAGATACGGAGCCAATGTAGCTGCCATGCGGACAAAACGTGTGTGTTCAGAGGCATCTCCAACCATAGCACGACGAACAGGGGGGTTGACTTGGCCAAACGGTGAAGTAGGCATTTTTGTTTATGGGCAACAAGATAATGGCAGCACTGCCACTGGATTTTGTTAACCTGCTCAACACGTATAAAGAAAACTTAGCATCATACCGAGTAACTGGAAATGTTGCTTACAAAACCGCCTATGAAAATGCAGCTAGGGCTCTTGATCAAAAATTAGGTACAGTTCAAGGTCAGCTTATGGCTGATTCTCAATATGTACAGAATTTCCTAGGACAATATTCGAATGCTAATTCAACACTTCAAAGTTTACAACAGAAAACCAAGGAGATAAAACAAGTTGGTCCTCAGCTTCAAGATCAATATATTAAAACACAAAAACTGAATACAGTTCCTCTGGCTCCGATTGATTACACAGGTATGTATGTAAAAGGAGGCATATTGCTTGGCGTGATCATCATTGCAGGTTTGGCAGCCGCAACATGACCTCCTTTGATGACTATAGCGAAGAACAGAAGAATACAAGCAATAATGAGGAAAAGGGCATACCAAAAAAATGCTGTATCAAAGTTTGTTTTTTGATCGTGCCGTATTCTACGAAGTGTTTCAATTTTATCATGACTTGCGGCGAGACCGTTGTAGTCTTGTTGGATACGAATAAGCCTTTTAGAAAGATCATCGCGGTAGGTGCCGATATTCGCAGCGCTGTCACGAACACTGGCGACTTTCTCGAGCATCTGAGAAAGGACATCTGACAACTGTTTGTTAAGACTTTCAATTTGAGCTACAGAATTAGAATCACCTGTAGCGATAAGACGTTCGTAATTCGCGTGGAGAGTTTGGTATTTTTGTTCAAGTTCGTCCATTGTTATTGAGTAACATTTACATCCTCCACACAATACCTATATGCGATAGAACGACCTGCTGTGTCGCTATGACGAATTACCTCAAGAACATCTCCCGGAATAGCTCCAACCCACTTTGCCGCAGGATCCTGTGAATCAATCCACGGCAGCTCCTCCTTCGGGTCACGAACCTTGTACTTTGCGAAAACCTTCACCTTCTCATCCTCCGTAAGAATGCGATGAGGAATCGCGAAACGGTGGGTCGTATACCAAACCGGGGTCTGAAGCTGATCAACGTGGAAGAACTGTACACGGTTCTTCGCATGAGACTTGACTGTCTTCAGAACATTCTCTGATGGACGAGACAGTGCGACAATGATCACGCCGTTTGTATGTCCGTTCTCCTTCGCGAATCCATTGACAATATAATCAATATCCTGAGCCAACATCTTATCCTTCGTGCTAAAGCAGACAAGGATTGAACCAATGGTGTAAAGGCGGACCTTTTCCATCTTCTTGTCCTCAGTATTGATTCCCTCCGTCTCAATGTTCAGCTTTCTAAGCTCGAGCATCGTGCGAAGCGTATTCAGGGCGATGTCGACGGGTGTAATATTCTCCATTGTATAGTCCCTCTTCTTACAGTTTAGACGATTCGTTTTTTTCATGGTCTTGAACAATGAAGCACATTGTTTGGTTTATAGTCGGAGTCCTCGTCCTCGCAGTGGCATGGAGCGTCTTTGCGAAGGAAAAATTTGAGGTCGCATTCTTCGACACGACACAGGAAAAGAAGCGTGCTTCCGTTGAAGATTCTTCCTATGCACAGCAGACGAACCATGTGGATCCTGCCCCGTATAGCTCTGGACCTATTCCTGGCCAGGAGTCTCCGTTTCGCGTGAATCAGTTCAATGCATACGTCACCTAAAGATCAATTGATACAATCTTTGGTGCAGGTAGAACAGGCTTTGTCCCTTCTTCTCGGTGGCGAACAACATCGTCCCAAAATGCCTTGAGTGCTGGAAGACGAGTTGAGAGCCACTCAGGATCCTTCGGAACAAAGTCCTTCTTGATTCCAGTCAGAATCCAGTATAGAAACTGATGTGTCTCCATCAGTGGTGCCTGCCACTCGTGAATATCCATGTCATCTGGCTTGTAGGTCACCTTCTCTTTCTCGTCAACAGCAAAGGCTCCCTTTGTTTGAGTTGATGACTCCCACTCCGAATAGAACACTTGCTTGAACCGAAACTCTGCATATTCGCACTCATCAATGCCCGTACACTCCATCTGCATCTGCATTTGGTGTATGTAGGCATCCGGAATCGCTGGCTTTTCCACTCGGCTCATCGGACACTTGAACTCAACAAGGCGGCCGTACCGAAAGGGGTCTGACTCGTCATTTGGAACAATTAGTCCATCTGGTGAAGCTCCAAGAAATGAATGGATTGGGTGGGTACAGCATCCGACATCA